GTAAAAGAAAACATTTATATTTAATATTTATAACTATGAAATTAAAAAAATACAAACTACTCAAAGAAAACAAGAATTACATTTTAGAAAATGTAAAACAAGGAAAAATGTATGTTTCCCAAGGTAAATTATCTGAGGAAGACCTAAAAACATTAATCCAAATATCTCCTGACCCAAAATATGTAGGTTGGTTAGCTAAAATATGGATGAATGAAAAACCAGACATAGATGACTTACGTAATACTATTGAAGAGTATGATACCTTCTTGAAAAAAGGTAAAGCCAAGACAAAAGACATTAACCAGTTCAAGTCATTCAAAACATTACAGGATGAAGTAGATCAAATTAATAAATCAGGTGAAGGTATATCTGTTAAAGATCTTGAAAAAGACTATGACACTATCATAGACAATTCAGACTTACTAATTATGTCACCCCACACCCATGAAGCATCACGTTATTTAGGATTATCTAAATTTGCATTTAGGGATTGTGAAGGGGGTAAAGACTCAGCATGGTGTACAACATATAAAGCCCCTGACCATTTTAATGATTACTACTACTCTAATAATGTGACATTTTATTATGTTAGAGTTAAGTCTCCTGAGATGATAGAACAACTCAAACAAGCGTTTCCCAAAAAATATAAGGCCATGGAGGTAGTAGCGTTGGCTGTTTTAGAAGATGGTAGAATTGATGGATACGATGGTTTAGATAAGCAGATAAATGCCAAAGATATAAAAACATTTACTGATATAGTTGGCATAGACTAAATATGATCAAACTACTCGACATACTCAAAAAAAATAAAATTCTAGTCCCTAGACGCTCTCCTGAAGAACGCGCTAAGAACTATTTAATCGCTACTCAAAAGAAAATCCAACAATATATTAAGAATGGGGGTAAAGGTGATTTAGATTTAGGAAATACTCCAATCATATCACTCCCTGACAATTTAAGTGTGGGAGGTGATTTAGATTTAAGAAATACTCCACTCACCTCACTTCCTGATAATTTAAGTGTGGGGGGTTATTTAGATTTATATAATACTAAAATCACCTCACTCCCTGATAATTTAAATGTGGGGGGTGGTTTATATTTAAGAAATACTCCAATCACTTCACTTCCTAATAATTTAAGTGTGGGGGGTAATTTAGATTTAGAAAATACTCCACTCTCCAAAAAATACACCAAAGAGCAAATTAAACAAATGATAAAGGATAATGGAGGATATGTAAAAGGAAACATTTATATTTAACATTATGAAAGATACAGTTTTAAAAAAAGAATTCCAACAGCGTGATGTACAACGCATGCGTAACTTAATGACTGGAAAGCAAGGTAATAAAACAGTTATTGGAGTTGGTTATATTAAACAAGAAGAATCCCACAGTGAAGGAGATGTGTGGGAAGAAAACGGCCGCAAATGGACCATAAAAAATGGCATTAAACAAAATCTAACTAAATTAGACAAAGCTAAACAAGAACTTCACCTCCCGCTATTCTGCCCAGAATGTAGTTGTCTTATGAAACCACATCTAGATAAACGTTTTTGGATTATGTATAAACGTTGTTTTAATTGCCAGGTTGATTTTGAGTCTGACATTAAAAAACAAGGATTGTGGGATATGTATGAAAAAAATATCATTAATTCAGATATTGACTCTATTATAAATGAGTTTATGATATGGAGTGATGAAAATATAAATGAAACTGAATCATTCATTACTGAAGGAGGCGATGTTGAAAATTGGATTGGTAGAGGAAAAAATGTTTTGTTACAAAATCGTGATGAAACAATTAAATACTTACAAAATCTTAAAAAATAATGGAATATATAACACCTATATTGATAGCTTTTATAACAGCCGTAATGGGCCCAGCAGTGATTGAATGGATACGAAATAAATTTAAATCAAAATCAACTAAAACACCAATACAAGATGCTATTGAATTAAATGAGTTAGTAGACAACCAGTTAGATGTGATAATGGATGAATTAAATTGTGATAGGGTTTGGATAGCTCAATTTCATAATGGTGGTCATTTCTATCCTACAGGAAAATCTATACAAAAATTTTCATTTTTTTATGAAAAATTAACTCCAAATACAACAGCAACCCAACATACCTTCCAGAATATACCAGTATCTTTATTCCCTAAAGCTTTAGGTAAATTATATAAAGATGGTGAATTATCTGTTTTAAATTTTCATGACAATAATGACAAGTATGATTTAGAAACTTTCTACACAGAATATGATACTAAATCACTTTATCTTGTTGGTTTATATAGTCTAAATAATCATTTGATAGGGGTAATGGGTATTTTATTTACTGAAAATGAATATAAACTGACTAAAGAAAATTGGATATTTATACGGCAGAAAATAGGTGTTATAGGTACATTACTGACAGATTATTTACATAACAAGAAATGAAATCACCAGTCCCATTTTTGAAGCCTAAATCATATTACTCACCACCTTCGAGAACATTAGTTATTAAAGATGAGATAATAACTCAACATGATCCGATTTTACAGCCGCGTGTGGTTGAAAATATACCCCAAGATGCACCAGCGGAAATTAAACAACATGTTGGGGTTGAGGGTGAACAATCTAAATTCAAAAAACCTAAATTAAAAAAATCATCGCGGGGGATATAATCTTAATATATTTATAATAAAAATAAAAACATGAATAACGAATTTACAAGAATGCAAAAACTTGCTGGTCTTATAACTGAAAATACAGTTAATAAAGACTTATCTTCCATTATAGATGATGTATACAACTATTTTACTATTGAGGAACCAACATCAACAAGTGATGGTAGGAGAAAATATATAGAAATAACTTATAATTTATCCGATGCGGATACAGATGAAGTAATGATGGATGTTAGTAACAGAATGCGTGATGAAGATGCAATGGGTATGGAAGAAGGCATCGGGGCGTATGAATATGAAAAAGGTAAAGAAGCCGGTGAAAAAATTGAAAAAGAAAAAATGACTAAATCTAAATTACGTGATAAAATACGTGAAATGGTTTTAGCAGAAATGGATGGAGCGGTCGTTGAAGCAGAATACTACGACCCAGTAGACGAAGCTAAAAAGAAAAAAGAAGATGAAGATATTGATGTAGAAGATGTTGAAATTGATACTGAAACACCAGATGTGGAGATGGATGAAGATGCTGAAATAAATAACATCCAAGATCTACTTGATCAATTACAAGACGCTGTTGAACAATTAGGTGATGAAAAGTTGCTTAAACAAATAGGTAATACAATTACATTCTTTACTCGCCAACATGTGGCTGATAAACCAGAACTAAATGAAATGTTAAGTTCTGATTATATAGACAGAATGGAAGGATTAGCTGATGCACAAGATTTAAATATTCTTAAAGTAAAACTTCGTATATTAACTTCAGATTGGATGAATGAGGGATTTGATAAAGAAGATGTTATAGATTATATAGAAGTACTTATTAATGAAATATAATGGCTAAAATGAGTCTAAATAAATCAAAAATTGAAGAGATAAATTCTAAATTATATTTAGAGTCTCGTTCAAATCCCACAGACACTATTAAGATGGATATTCCTTTATTTATTCGCATGTTGGAATATGCTAGGGAAGATGCTAAAACAGATATGGATTTACATAATGTAACTGAAAAAGCAATTTCATTAAGTAGTAGTGGTAAAACACTTACAATGGCTGAATATGAACATATGGTTGATAGTAAACTAAGTGAAAAAAAACTTACTACTGCTGAAAAACAAAAAAAGGAAGAAATAGTTAAAAGTATGAAAAAATCATTTAAAGGAGATAAAGGAGCAATGTATGCCATTGCTACCTCCAGAGCTAAAAAATTAGCTGAAGTTAACTTAAAAGCATCCAAATTATCCTCAGCTGAATATCAAAAAGCTAAAAAATTAAAAGATTTTAAAGCAAGTGATTGGAAATGGAATACTGATGAAGATTTATATGTTAAAGTAAACGAAGATAAATTAACTGAAGCTAATGAACGTGGATTGATGGTATTCGGTAGAACCACATCAGATAATAATGCCATAGCTGATATGATTGACAATAGCGATTTCCAAGCTGAATGGAATGCAAGAGAAGGATATTGGTTATTTCCTGAAGATGAAAGTACTTATGATGAATTAGAACTTGAATTAGAAAGAGAATTTAATGAGAGAGGAATTAACGCTAGATTTGAAGGAATATTTGAAGTTGATAAACCAAAAATATCTGAAGCTTATGTTCCTGACAATATTAAATCATTTGCTAAAAGAAAAGGTGTTTCTTCTTTAGTAAATAAAGCAGCAGGATGGGCTGAGAAAATAGGTAAAAGAATTACTGGAGGTACAGCTATTGGTAAAGATTACAGTACACTTATTTTAGATATGGGTTACCAAACAGCCGACATTTATATTAATACCGATGATAATACAATTGAATTATATGGTGAAGAAGTTAATAGTTTTCCTGAATTTAAAAAAGTATACATGAGTGAAAATACTAAAGATAAAATAGAAGAAAACATTCAAGATAACGATATATTAGGTGATATGATTTCAGATATGTTGAAATATAAAACTAAAGAAGAAGTTTTACAATATTTAAGACAACAGGTGGCATTGTATAGTGACGATGTTAAGGATAATAAACCAAAAATATCAACTACAAAACAAAAGTCAATGGTTGAAAATATCATATCCAAATTAAAAGGTAAATAATGACTAAAGACGAACTTAAAGAAAAAATAAAAATACTAGTTAAGCAGGCATACAAACCTGCTTCTAGTAATTCTATTGACATAGATAAATCTAATAATGTATCTCTGAACTCAGAAAAGTTCCCTATATTACTTAAATTCCCACCTCTCAAAGACACTATTGAAGTGCTACTTACACCAGACTATAAACCATTTGTGACTGACATACAATGGGTAGCACCTAAACCTTTAACATTCAGAATTATATTAGCTAATGATGAGATATTTTATTTAATACATACCTCAAAAAGTTGGATAGCTCAAATTGAAGGAAAAAAATATTACTTACTTAATGTAGGAGAAGAAGAAGCAGCTTGTGATTCTTTATCAAGAATGTTATATTATGGTAGTCAAGCTGCTGAAACGCCTGAAGATGATGAATCTATAGAAATGCCTGAAGAACCTGAGTCCTCAACTGAAAAACCAGCAGCTGAAGAAACACCAGAAGAAATACCAGCAGAAGCATAATAAAATATGGCAACAAATTTAGAAACATACGGCGATTTAAAGAAACTTATAAATAATATTAAACTTAAGCAACGTGGGGAAAAGATTATATCCAAAGGTAAAGAATTTGCTTTAGATCAAGTATTAGGACTTATACCTGGAGCTTCAAACGCTAAAACAGCATTTGATTTTCTTAAAACAGCTGTATCAAAACCTGATACTAAAAAAACAAATACATGGTTAGATAAATTAGATATAGATGATGATATGTCTAAGATAATTGATGATGCTGTAGAAAATGGGTTTATGGAAGCCATGGCACAGTCTATAGAATCTGAATCTGATTCTAAACCATTAGAAGATGACTTTAACATGAATCAAAAATTAGTTGATTATCTTAAGGGAGAATATCAAGGTAGAACAATAACTGGAATAACAGAAAATAAAATGAAAACACAACAATTAAAATATATCATCAGAGAAGAATTAAAAAATATTATCAAAGAAGAATCAGCCCTTAAAGGAGATACTGCTACATTGATAAATAATTTTAAAAAATTAAATATTCCTGGGTTTGATGCTGGTAAATTAACTACTACAATAATGTTAGTAAAACAAAATAAAACATTAAATCCAGCAGCAAATAAAGTATTAGCAGACGTTATGACCGCTATGATTAAAACAAGCGATGATACTTTACTAACTAAAATATTTAGTAATTTAAAAAACATAGAAGCACCATCAGAATCAGAAAAAACAGCTTAATATTATGAATCCATTTGATATATTTTTTAAAAAATACTCATATAAATTTCCTAAAGGATATCCTGACATGAACAATGAACAGGATATTTTATTGTTAGAATCTATTTTATTAAATGAGTTCGGAATTGATTTAAATGAAGCATCTTCACCTAAAGCTGAACAAGCTAAAAATATACTTAAAAAAGAGTTTGATTTAAATGATGAGAATTTTGTAGATATATCTTCAACTAGTTTTAAAGTTTTAGTAAATGGAAATGAAAGATATGATTTCATCAAAAAAGTATCTAATTTAGATGATTTTGAACATGAATTAAAAGGACAATCATCTGTGGGAAGATTAGTATATCAACCTGAAAATTTTGAAAAACCCATACTAATTCAAATCAAACCAAAATCCGCCCAAGGTTTAGGTTCAGCAGGAAAATTAAATGAATATAATTTTAATAAACTCATTAATTCAGCTGTTGAACAAAATGAAGAACCAATAACTGTAGTATTTAAAAGTCCTAAAAAAATAGTAACAATTAAAAATGTATCTAAAGCTGAAGATTCATCTAGAAATAATGCTAGTGAATTTTCAAAATCTGATTCTCAATTATTAAACAAATCAGATAATGTATTAGCTAATATATCTTTAAAAAAACATAACGCTATAAGATGGGAAAGTTCTAAAACTAGACCAATAGGTGGAATAAATATATTTAAATCATTTATTGAAAAAGTAGGTAAAGTA